GCTTCGATCTCGATCTGGTTGCGGTTTGCGCGATCGAGGGTGGCTTGGGCGGCGGCGCTTGCCTCTGCTTCGCTGGCAACCGGGTGGCGCAGGACGCGCACTGGCCCCTGGCCTGCGGTTTTCCGCTTGCGGGTGCCTGTGGCGGTATCGTGCACCTCGGCAGCGACAGCGCCTTCACGCGCCCGCGCAGACAAGTCGTAGGACCAGGACACGATGGCCTCGCGCGGCAGCACGACATTGGTCTTTGCGTCCCCCGTGGCGTTGACATCATCGGCACGCGCAGCAACGACCAGGCGACCGCCTGCGGCCTTGGCTGTTGCGTCAATCTGCTGCGCCAGCCGTGTCAGAAAGTGCAAATCGCTCTCGGCCGTTTGAGCGAGGTAGGGATAGCTGATACCGGCGACAGACGCGCCTACCACCGCTTCCAGGCCCGCGCGCGCGGCGATGTCAGTCACGATCTGGCGCACGGTGCGGTTTTCCCACGCGCGCGTCGTGGGCACCCGAACAGGCGATTTCAGGTCCACCGCCGTGGCAGTGATCTTGAGCGTGTCGGGAGGCCCGGAAAACGCAAATCCCTCGACGGCGAACCGGCCCATATCCGAAAGCCGTTCGCGCGGGCCGAGCCAGACCTGCAGGACCGCATTGATCTCCGGCTCTGCGATGGCGTGGTCGCGATCATCGAAGGTCAGTTCGAGCTTGTCGGCCGTCTCGCCGTCCGCCTCTGTTATGGTCAGCGACAGCAGCCGGTCGCGCAGGGTCCCCGTCACGTCGCGGTCATTCGCCAGGATGCGAAAGTCGGGCGTCATGCGCGCCCCCACAATGTGATGCGCGGCGTGACGGGGGCGTCCGGGGCCGGGCTGGGCAGCAGGATCGCCACACCAGACGGATAAATCGGACCAAGCCCGGCCAGGCGGGGATGTGCGTCCAGAACATGCGGGGCCAGCGCGTCTGACCCCAGTTCGCGCGCGCAGATTGCGTCCAGCACGTCACCGTCAACAGTGATGTAAACGCGCCCTTCAAGGGTCGCCCGCGCGGCCATCGCCGCGCGCAGGGCCAGCCCCGCCGTGTCCGTTGACAGGTCATCGAGCAGCACCAGCACCGCCGTCACGGAATGCACCACAAGGTCCGCGCGCGTGAAGCGGATGTCGAACCACAGCCTCCCGGCGGGCAGGACGCGCGCATCCGGTCCTGCGTCCAGCGTCACGGTCTTCGCGCCCAGGTCGAGCGTGACAGCGAAGCGCCAGACATTGCCCAGATCGTCACGGATTGCGGCCGCCACGCTGACCCCGTCCAGAGCGAAGGGCACCGACAGGCGCAGCACCAATGGCTCGCCCCGTTGGCGGCGCAGCGCGATCATGCCCGATCCTCCCCATAAGCGCGCAGAGTGATGCGGAAATCGATCTGTCGCGGCGCGCCATCCGCCATCAGCACTGTGCGGGTTTCTTCGACCGAAGTGATGGCCCAGCGGCGGAATACGAAACCGAGCCCGTCGACCAGCATCATCGGTTGGCCCGTGCGTGCAGCCGCGCGCATGAACTCGATTTGGCGCAGGCCGCCGCGATAATGGGGGTGGATCGTGCCCTCGAGGGTGATCTCCTCGCTGCCCGGGCCGGTGAATTGCAGGGCCGGATCACGCCCCAGCCGGTCCTGGCTCGACCAGCGAAACTCGGCCGTGCGCCGCAGCGACTGGTAACTGCCGGTTGTCACGCCAAATCGAAATGCGCCCAGCGCCATCATCACGGTCGCGATCATGCCACTCCCCCGTCGTGCAGCCGGTGCCGCGCCTCGGCCAAGGCGCGTCGCAAGGCGCGCTCCACTTCGCGGGCGATCGCGTGCGGGTCCATGCCCGGGGCCGTGTGGACATGAATGTCACCCACCGAGATCGCGGCGAGCCCACCGTTGCCGCGCCCTCGCAAGTCTGTGCCGCGCAAGACGCTGCCCGGCAGGCTGGGGGCGAAAAACTCCTGCGCGCGCTCATTGATCTCATAGAGGAAGCCGGGGCGCACCACACCACCCGCGTCTCGGCCGCCCTGGACGCGGCGGCGCGAACCCGAGCCGCCGCTGACTTCGCCGCCACCTTGAACGTGGCTCCATGCGGCGCGCATCCAGTCCGGGACAATGCTGGCCAGGTAGGCCTTGACCGAGCCGACCATGCCCGTCAGCACCGAGTAGATCCCCGCGCGCAGGCTTTCGATCATCGCCGCCCCTTGGCTGAACAGATCGATGTTGAACGCCTCGCCCAAGTAGCGCAGCACGCCCTCGATGGCGTCCATCATCAGGGTGAAGATGTTGAACTCGGCCCAGAGCGCGCGCAGGCCACCCAGAAAACTGCCCCCGAACGCGGCCTTCACGCGATCGAATTTGTCCTGGAAATACGCGACGATGTTGTCCCAGCTGTCATAGATCATCTTGACCGCCCCCGCGACGGCCAGTGCCAGCGCCAGGATGCCCAGCATCAGGATGCCCGGCCCGAGCGTGAGTGCCCGGATCGCCAAAACCAACGGCAAGCGCGCCAGCGCCATGCCCGCGCCCACTATCCCGCGCGCCACGAACAGCAGGATGTTCCCGACGCCGAGGAGCGCGATCTTCACCAAGGGCAGCGCGCGCAATGCCAAAGCCGCAAGCCCCCGCCCGATCCACCCGGCGGCGGCGAGCAAGGCCCCGAACGCCATCCGAGCCTTGCCCACCCAGCCGAACAGCAGCCAGAACCCCCACTGCGCGGCCAGAACCGCCACGTTCAGCCCCAGCAGGCCGACGACAATCCAGCCGATGGTCGTGACGAGCGGCTGGTTGGCTTCCGCCCAAACCCCGACGGCGACCGCTATCGGTTCGATTTGCGCGGCGATCTCGGAAAGCACTGGCAACAGGCCCCAGCCAAGCGCAATCTGCGAGGTTTCCGCAGCGCCTGACAACTGCTCAATGTCCCCGCGCGTGTTATCAATCATTTCACTCGCAACGCGCGCGGCGGACCCCACTTTCCCCAATCGCTCGGCGTAGGCTTGCAAAGACCCGTTTCCAGCCGCTTCCATCAGTGTCGCGGCCGCACCCGCGGCCTCGGTGCCGAAAATGACACTGCGCATATGTTCGCGGGTAGCTTGAGGCATCTTGCCCATTGCTTCGTCCATGTCCGCCAAGACGTCCAAGAGCGGTCGAATGTTGCCCTCTGCATCCGCCACGTTCACGCCAACTGCTTCCAAAGCCCGCGCGGCTTCTGCTGACGGAGCCACAAGGCGCTGGAAAACAGCGCGTAAGGCAGTGCCAGAGCGTTCGCCCTTCAAGCCCGTGTCGCCCAGCAATCCCGACATTGCTGCAACGGTCTCGATCTCGATCCCTAAGCGTTTAGCCTCGGGGGCGGCGTAAGACATTGTCAAAGCCAAGTCTTCAAGTCGGACGTCCGCCGAAGTGAATGTGTTGACCAGTACGTCGCCGATGCGCCCCATTTGTTCGGCGGGCAACTGAAACGAGTTCAGCATGTTCGCTGCATGTGAGGCTGTTTGGCCTAAGTCTGAATTCGCCGCTGCAGCAAGGTCCAAAACGCCAGGCAGAGCAGCGCTTTGGCGTTCGGCCGAAAAGCCCGCCATACCCATGGCTTCTAGCGCCTCTGCGGCTTGAAGCGCTGAATACTTTGTCCTGGCACCCTGTTCCAATGCCGCGCGGGTCAGGCTTTTTTGTTGCTCTGCCGAAAGTTGCGACACCGCCGCGACCCGGTCCATCTGCGCTTCGAAATCGACCGCTGGCTTGAGCGCGGCGAATAGCGCGACCCCGGTCCCGACTGTGGCCAAGGTTGACCCGCGCAGGGCGGCAGTCTGTTGATCTGCCACCTCGACCATCTGCCGTCCCGCCGCCATTTGCTGGTTGCCGTAGCGCTGCACCGCCTCGGCCGCGCCCTGCAGGTTCTGCATGGCCGCGCGCGCAGGCGCTGTGGCCTGGTCAACGAAGCGCAGAATGAGGGCGATGTTCAGGTCGGACACGTCACTTTTCCGGTCGATGGTTCACGGCTTTCCAGCGGTCGGTGGCATGTCGCCACCAGCGGGCCAGCTCGGCGGGGTCCATGGTTTCCATGACCGCAGGCGGCCAGTGGAAGATGAAGGCGATGTCGGCCATCGCCTCCTCGATGTCGTCGGGCAGGCCTAGTCCGGCTGGTGCTCGATCAGGACCATGTTCAGCTGGTCCTGCGTCATGAAAAAAAGGGATACGACATTGGCCAGCGCGGCGAAGTCTGCTGTGTCGAGCGCAAAGACCTGATCAGTCGTCAGCGCTGGGGCCGTGATGCGCGGCAACAGCTTTGCCAGCGCGTTCACGTCCTGCATCTGGACCATGGCCAGTTGCAGCCCGCGCAACGCGCCGACTGTGGGCTTCAGGACCACGACTTCAGTGATCGGGTCCTGCCCCTGTTCCAACAGGGGCTGTTTCAGAATGACGCGGTTCATCTTCAAAGTGCTCATTCAAACCCCCTTTCAAATGCCCATGGCGCGACGGTGGTCGGCGAGCTGGTCGACGCCCCCGATCACCCGCTTGCCCGCTTCCAGATCGATGTCCCAGATGACTTCGCCATTGTGCTCATAGCGATAGGTGCGCAGGTCGATGGTCATTTTCAGCAGGCTTTCGCTGCCAGGCTTGAATGCCCCTTTTTCCGAGATCGTGATCAGGCCGCCGATGGTGTAGATCATCGTGTCGGCAATGCCGCCATCCTCGCCCTTGTGGACCGGGCGCATGACGAAGCGGTTGACGCGCCCGATCAGGCGGGCAAGCGCCGGGTCCCACTCGGCGAAGGTGATTTCGGCCTTCATCGCTTCCAGTCCCATGTCGACGCCCACCGGCCCATCCATGCCCGCGCCCCGATAAGCGGCGGTCATGACTTTGAGGTCAGGCAATTTGCCTTCGGTGGCGCGGCCGAAATAGCTGACCCCGTCAACGAAGGCGTTGAAGTTGCGGATTTGCTTCGGGTAGCTCATGTTCAGACCCCTTGTGCGGCGATGACATTGGCAACGAGTTCTTCGTAATAGACCCCGTTGCGGTGGGCGCGGAACGTCAGGCGTTCCAGCGGTGCGGGCGGTTCGATGTCGAAATCCAGGAACAGCTTGCCCGCTTTCAGCGTGGCTTCAGTGTTCAGTTCCGGGTCCAGCCAGACGCGGCCGCCCAAGATCGCGCCGCGCGTGGTCAGCGTGTCCAGATAGGCTTGCACACTGTCGCGGATATCCAGCAGCAACTGTGCGCTGAACGGGCGGTCCATGGCCCACAGATGCGCAGCCTCAATACTCTCGTAGATCATGTCGGCCGTGCGGCGCACCGAAAGGAACGCCCAGAGCGGGTCCGACGATGTCGAGCGGTTGCCCCACAACCGGAAACCGTTCTGGCGGATGATCGTGGCGACCTTCGCTTCGTTCAGGCGGTTGGCCTCGGTTTCGGGTTCGGACATCGCGAAGCCCACGGGTCGCGACGTGCCCGTGATGCCGCGCATCTCTTGGTTGGAGGGCGACCACCAGAAGCCGCGTTCGCGGTCCCGCTTCGAGATCAGTCCGGCCACGAACGCCGATGCCGGCCGCGTCAGTTGCGAGGCGGTGGTCTGGTCGAACACGCGCACGGCGGGGTCCACGATGAACAACCGGTCCGACCCGTAAAGCGCGGCATCGGTGATCGCAGCCGCTTCCGTCGTGTTCGGGCCGTCCTTGATCACAACCGCACGCAAACGGGCGGCGACTGACAGCAGCGCTGACACAACAGGATTGACCCCAGCGACCGGACCGCCCGACGTGAAGCCCGGCGCGGCCAGAATGCGCGGCACTTGGCCGGTCACCGATGCGCCCACCAGGAACGCATAAACGCCCGCATAAATCGTCTCGTCGCCCACAACGTTGGCCAATGTCGCGGCGGCATCGTTGCCCTGGGCGACGCGCACGACGATGACCTCGGCTACGCCTTGGGCATAAGCGGCCAGATAGGCTGCGCGCAGCGTGCCGGTCGCGCCCAGCGTGGCGGCCATCCTCGGCCCGGTGACCAGGACGGGCGTGTTGAGGGGATAGGTCGCAGCATCGGCATCGGGGGCCGTGCCGACAAAACCGATGATCGAGGATTTGACGGTCTGGATCGGGCGCAGACCGTCGTTGATCTCGACGACCTCCACCCCGTGCAGGAACTGTGTGGACATGTTCGTTACTCCTTCAGGTCTTGATGCAGGTCAGGACTGCGATGTTGCGGGGACGGGTTTCGGGGCCACCCGTGGGCTCGATCGTCACGCTGTGGCTGTGTGCACCGGCGGCACTGGTCTGGCCTGTGCCGACACCGTTGCCCTGGACCAGACCATTTGTCGGGCCGCCCTGGGTTGAACTTTGCGGAAACGGCAGAGCGTGCGCATGCGTGCCTGCCTCGTTTGTCGCGCCCGTATGGCCATGCGACTGGATTGCCCCGGACTGGGCCGTTGCGAAACCTCGCCCCGGATCGACCCCGCGCCCGGCATCCCAGCCGCGCCGGAACTCTCCGCGCAGATCTGGCAGGTTGAATGTTGTTGACCCGTTGCCGGTGCCCCAAACAGTGCCAATGGCTGCGAACAATGCCGGATACTGAGCGCGCGGCACCTCTGCCCCGTTGCAGATCAACCAGCCGTCGGGGGCGGTTTGGCGCGCAAAATCCATCAGCGCCCCTGCCGGGACCAGCCCCAGCCCGCCATCGTCAGACCCGCCGACAAAATCCTCGACCAGCGCCCGGCCTGTCAGGGGCGTCAGTGCAACATCGTCCGCCAGCCCCGCAATGGCTTGCGGGATGGTGGCTTTGGGGACCGTGATCGTGCGGTCGACAGACAATGCCCCTCCGCCCACGGCCAACCCTGCAGCCCCGATGACCCGCGTCGCTGGCACGCGCGCGAGCGCCTCCGCATTGGCGCGGCGCACGGCGTCGGCGGTGGCCGCTTGATCGGTCGCGGTTGATGTCAGCGTGTTGTTGAGCCGCACCAAGCCCGCGACATTTGTCGTCGCCTGCACGACGGCTCCGAGCAACTGATCGACGCGCGTCCGGAGCCAGCGCGTGCGCCGGGCCAATTGCAGATGCGGGATGTTGTCCAGCCCCGCGCCGGTGGCCTCATTCGGCTCACCCGACAGCACGGGATCGGTCTGCTCGAACTGCAGGATGTCGGGAAAACTGTCGCCGCTGTCGTTGAGCGTGCCCATCAGGCTCCTCCTCTGGTGTAGGTGCCGTCGCGGCGGACAGTGCCATCCCGCCGGATCGGAGTTTCGGTGAAATCCAAGAGCTTCAGGTGGCAGCGGGCGGGTGCGGCGCGCTCGATCAGGCGGCGCACGAAGACGGCCTGCGCTGCAGTGATCGGGCGGTCGAGAATGACCCGATACTCCGCCCAATGATCGGCGGCGGCGCGGGTCTCTGACCCGTCGCGTGTAATCGTGCCATCGCGGAACTTGACGCCCCAGCGCTCGACCACACGGGCCTCGCCGAAGCCCGCCAGTCGCAGGACACGGCGCACGGCCGCGACAGTGCCGCGCATCCGGTGGATCGAAATCGCCTCGGCGACCACGGCGCGCTTGCGCGCCTCGGACCAGGCGGGGTCCCAATCCTCGACGCGCAGGGTCCATGCCAGCCAGGGCAGCAACGTGTCCGGGCAGCGGGCGGGGTCCCACAGGGTATCGATTGGCACGGGCAGCGGCTGTGCGGTCGCGGCCTGCGTCAAGGTCCGTTCCAGGCGCGTCGTGTTCGGGGGCAGGAGCGCTTGTGTCATGCGGCCACCACCGAGATCGAGGTGCAGACAGCGACTTCATGCGCAGCGGGCGTGACGTTGGCTGCGGGCTGGCTGAGCGCGACGTCCATCACGCCCGCTCTGTAAAGCGCAGCGATCAGGCCCGCCCGTGTGACCTGTGCACCGATGCGGAACCGCTCGGCCACGAATGCTGCGACAGCGGCTCGAGCGGCGGCCAGCACTGGTGCGGTGTCCGGGCCGTCGGCCACGGTCAATTGCGCGCTCACGCTGAACGGGACCGGGACTGCTGCCTGCACATAGACGTTGTCGCACAGCACCCGAATGTCTTCACGCGTGACCATGTCGCGCACGGCAGTGATCATTTCGTCGGCGGTCAGGCTCGAGGCCGGGTCGCGCAACACGACCACGCGCACGTCGCCTGGCGCGGGGCTGTCGACCATCGCGTCGAGAACCGCCGGTGTCGCGGTCATCGCCCAGAACTGATAGGCGCCAGCGGGTCCACCGCAGCTGAACGCCTGCAGCGACATTTGCACACGCGCGCGCAACCGAGCGTCACTTTCCATGACTGCCGCGACCGGGGGCAGCGCGGCGGGATCTGCTGGGGTGACAACTGCGCGGCTGACACCGAACAATGCGGCCAGATTGTCCAGGTCGGGGCCGCCCGCGGTGGGCAGCATGACGGCACGTGCCGCGTCATTGACCCGCGCGCGGTCGAGCAGACGGACATAGGCCACGGCCTGCAGGACCTTGATCGCGGGTTCGCTTTCCAGGGCCAGAACGGGCGTCAGGCTGGGGTCCAGTGCCTGGACCTGCGCCACCATCTCGGCCAGCAGGCGTTCATAATCCAGCGGCGCGATCACATCGGGTGTGGGCAGGCGCGACAGGTCGATCAGGTCGAAGCGTTGCGTCATGCGGCCAACTCCAGTTCCAGGGCAACCGGCGCGGGGCGGCCCGTGACTGTCCCTTCGAGGGACAGGGTCAGACGGCCTGCGACTGCGGCCAGCACCTGCACGCGTGACAGCCGGAAGCGCGGCTCCCATTGGTCCAGCGCCTCGGCCACGCCCATGAACAGGTCGACCAGCGTTTCGCCGTTCATCGGCGCGTCGACCAGCGCGGGCAGGTCCGACCCATAGGCGCGGCGCATCACACGCGTGCCGCGCGGGGTCAGCAGGATATCCATGATCGACTGCGACAAGTGGTCGTCAAATCCGAACCGGCTGCCAGTGACGCG